GAGATCCGTGCGCAGTTATTTGCGCAGTGGATGGACACCGGGTTACAGCAGACTGGCTTCCGTGAGGCGCTATACGTGCAGATGGCGGTAGTGCGGCTGCTGTTAGAGCAGTTTCGCAAGGACATCGATGCTGGGCTGTTCGCTGAGAACGAATTGAAAAGAGGAGATTAGTTATGCTACTGGCTGACGTGAATCCTGACGAAGAAATCCTTGACACTGGTCCCGAGACTCCCGCCGACTGGGGGCAAGGAATGCTGGACTTGCAGGCGGAGCTGAACGAGCCGGACGCTTCGCGTAAGCCGAAAGGTAAGACCAAGCTGCCGCAGCAGGCCCCACAAGAGGAAGACGAGGGTGACGAGCTGGAGCCATTGGATGAGCTCGAAACGGGTGCTGACGAAGAGGGCGCCGACGAAGAGGGCGAGGAAGAAGCAGAATTTCCTGCTTCGATTACTGCTCTGGCTGAGGCCCTGGATGTCGATCCTACCAAGCTGTACGGCCTGAAGATTCCTATCAATACCCCTGACGGCAAGAAAGAAATCTCTCTTGGGGAGTGGAAGGATTCTGTCCAGTCTCAGGCGACGCTGACGGCGGAAAGGCAGCGTGTGATGGCCGAGTCACGCCAGCGTCAGGCGGAATGGCAGACCACGCAGCAGAAGATGGCCCAACAGCTCCAGGAAGCTGCGCAGCTCGCGCAGCTCGCCGAGCAATCCATTATTGGTGAAGCGAACGATTTGCAGGGCTTGATCCACAGTGATCCACAAGCGTATATTCTAAAACAACAGGAACTGAATCAGCGCTACGCCAAGGCTCAGCAGGCCAAGCAGGCCGTGCAACAGCAGTGGCAGCAGATGCAGGCGCAGTTCCAGGATCGATTGAAAGCAGAGGAAGCGCAACAGGCGGTACGGCTGCTGTCTCTTATACCAGCATGGGCTGAGGAGCCTAAGGCGAAGGTAGAGAAAGTACAGCTCGCCCGCTTCCTGAAGGATCAGGGTTTTGCCCCGGAGGAGATTCAGGGCATTAACGATGCCAGGGTGTTGGCGATCGCTTACAAAGCGTGGCAGCACGATACAGGTCTGAGTAAGGCCCCTACTAAGCCCAACGCTGAAAAAGGCCGCAAAGTCGTAAAACAGCTTAAACCAGGATCGGCCCCGAGCAAGGGTGGCGCACTGGCCCAACGGCTGAAGGCACGACAGCAACGGCTCAAACAGTCCGGCAGCGTCCGCGATTTCGCTGCACTGCTGGTTGAAAGCAATATGGTCTAGATATAGGGGTCTATTATGACCGTTCCAGCCGGTACTTATACGAAATACGCCGCTAAGGGCCTCCGCGAGGACCTTACCGACATGATTTACAACATCTCGCCCACGGCGCACCCGTTCATGACGAACATTGGGCGCGACGGCGTAGCTACGAGCGTTTATCACGAATGGCAGACTGATTCTCTGGCGGCCGCTACCAGCGGTAATGCCCACATCGAAGGTGACGATGACACGGTGAATACCGCGTCAGCGACTACCCGCCTGGGCAACTACTGCCAAATCATGAAGAAGGTCCCTGGTGTGTCTGGGACGCTCGATGCGGTCAAGAAGGCTGGGCGGAGCAGCGAGCTGGCTTACCAAATCGGGAAGCGCTCGGCCGAGCTGAAGAACGATGTCGAGAAGGCCTTGTGCGGTACCCAGGTTGCTGCTGTTGGCACAGCTGCTGGCGCCAGAACCCTAGCCGGTCTCGGAAGGTGGCTTTGGACGAATCAAACCAAAATGGGTACCGCCGCGACTACCCCGGCGGTCTCGTCTGGTGCACCTACTACAGCTCTGACTGCCGGAACTGCCGGGACCTTCGTTGAGGCCAACCTGAAGAGCGTTGTCTCGTCCATCTGGACTCAGGGTGGCGAACCAAACTTGGTCTTGACGGGCATCTTCAACAAAACCGCTGCGTCTGCCTTTGCTGGTATCGCCACCAAATACCAGGACCTCGCCGGAAAGAAGCCGAGTGGCGCCATGATCCTGGGCGCCGCTGATGTTTACGCGTCTGAGGCTGGCATCTTGCACATCGTGGCAAGCCATTTCTCGCCCAGCAACAACGTCTATGTGCTGGACACGCAGTATTGGCAGGTGGCGTACCTGCGGCGTTTCCGCATGAAAGATCTTGCTGTAACGGGGGACAACATGAAGAAGGAACTTCTATGCGAATTGACTCTGGAGGCGAAGAACCAGGCAGCCTCCGGAAAGATCTACACCACTACCACTTCCTAACGATTCCCTCCTCGCCGACCGTTTGCCCTGGGCACCCCCCAGGGCTTTTTGTTGCCTGTCTTCTTCTGAATGTGCTATAAGTGTTACGCACATTCACCGAAAGGCAACAATATGAAATACGACGCAGCTTCTAAAAATGCCAGAACCTTGGCCACCCGCACTCGCCGGGATCGCCTAGCCCGCGCGGGACTGAAAGAGGTTTTCGTTCCCATTGCGAAGAATAAGATCCATTTTCTTCACACCTTCGCTCAAACGCTGTCTGTAGACGAGTGGGCGAAATACCGCGATCTATTGAAACTTGATTCCTACGAGCGCGACAAAACAAAAGACACAGGCCTTTAGGAGGAATAATGAGTACAACTGAACTTATATTTAACGACCCGCTTGCAGGCGTTCAGACGTTCATGCATTACGATGACTCGGATGACACATTCGTAATAGAGAATGTACATGACGCTGAGCCGGCCCTGAAACGAGCGAAACTGCTCCGCGACCATCCAGAACTGAGGCCCCACGAGGACAAGGATATGTGGCTCATGGCCAGTATTCCAGCGGGGGTACAGCTGATCTGGATGGACAGATACGGAATCAAGGATATTTTTTCCAAGGAATACATTCCCTTGATTAAGCGGCTCCTCAACGATCCAGAATGGTTGCACCTGCGCGTGCATGGGGGCCGACTATGATCCAAAAGCTCGCCAAGATGATTGAGGAAGGTAAGTACTTACCTGCCTTGGACACCCTCGACAAGCTCATGCACGAGGAGCCACTCAATACTGGATATCATTTCCTGATAGCGCAAGTTCTTTTGGAATCGGGTAAGGCCTCGGTGGCCCTTCCGATATTCCTACGTCTGTCCACTGTAGAGAAGAAAAGGCCCCAGGTGTGGGTGAACCTCGGGAAGTGCTACGACGACCTGGGGGCCAACAAGGAAGCTCAACGCTGCTATCAGACCGCTCTTCGTCTGTCGCCGAATCTATCATTTGCAGTGGGGAACATGGCTTCATCGCTGATTTTGAGTGGTGACCCGATCGAGGCGGAGGCGTGGGCTAGGAAGTATCTGAGGGAGCACGGTTCTACGGATCGACAAGCCCAAGTCAACCTGGGGTTTTCTCTGCTTCATCAGCGGAGGTACTGGGATGGTGCCTGGGACCTATATGAGGCTGGCCTAGGGCATATCAAATGGCGTGATGAGCGCATTTACGGTTTCAAGGATGAGCAGCGCTACGAAGGGCAGAAGACAGGCGGGATCCTCGTCTACGCGGAGCAGGGCATCGGCGATCAGATAGCCTACGCACAGTGCATCCCAGACTTACTGGCGGACCACGAGGGTGCCGTGGTACTGGATGTTCAACCAAAATTACGCGGCCTTTTCGCGCGCAGCTTTGGCGTCGAGACCCACGGGGATCAGTTCAAGCAGGAACTAGACTGGTTGGAGCCACTTGAAGGGCGCATCCAGTACCGATCGTCAATCGCGTCACTTTGCCGCTTCCATAGGGCGTCTCAGGAGGCGTTCACGGGGAAACCCTACCTGGTGGCAGACAAACAACGCAGGGTCGCAGCGGCGGGACTCCTACGCGGTCTGGGGCCCCGTCCCAAGATTGGCATCGCCTGGACTGGTGGTATCGAGGCTACCTTGCGGCACGAAAGGAGTTTGACAGCGGATGACCTGAAACCGTTCCAGCAACTCCCAGTGGATTTTATCGATCTGGAATACCGCGCGGATGTGCCGCCCTGGGAGATCCCCCTGGGCGCTCTGGCGAGAGTGTACCGCTACCCCTGGCTGACACAGACTGAGGACCTGGACGATACGGCGGCGCTGGTAGCAGAGCTGGACCTGATTATCGCAGTGCCTACGACAGTGGTGCATCTAGCTGGAGCCTTGGGTGTGCCTTGCTGGTGCCTGCTTCACTCCAGGCCGCATTTTATGTTCGTAGGGAAGGACCAGCAGTCCATGGATTGGTACGAGAGTGTAAGGCTGTTCAGGCGGAGCGGCCAAAACAAGAGCAAGCAGATCCACGGGATGGTTGAAGCTTTGCAGACTTGGTTATCAACGCGAGGAATGAGCCATGAGTGAGAAGACTACCCTAGACATCATTGTTCCTGTCGGCCCTGGCCATGAGGAGATTCATAAGCGGGCGCTCGACAGCATACGAGTAGCGGTCACCCTGGCAGATGCGATGGGTGAGAGTTCCTTTCAGAGGGTGAACGTGCTCGTAGAGGATGACACCAAGGGAGAGTTAGGCCGTAGCGCGGCGCGTAACAAGGCGGTATGGCGGGGAGACGGCGAGTGGCTGTTCTTCCTGGATGCTGACGATATTCTGCACCCGGAGGCTTTGCGCATCACGCTCCCGCGCGGTAAAGAATTCGCTGCGTTTTTCGGTCTAATTCTGGAGTATCGGGAGGGTCGGGTGGTCCAACGGCTTCAGATTCCAAACATCAATTCCTACCTAGAATTGCTTCAGTATGACCCTTATCAAACACTTCAGATGGGGCACTTCGTTCGCCGGGACGTCTTTCAGCAACTATGGTTCGACGAAGCCCTGACCACAGGGGAGGATTGGCACTACTATTTGCGGCTGTGGAAAGAACATAAGTGCTGCAAGATGCCGTACCCTATGGCCGTGAACGACAGGGGCCATCACTCTACCGGGCTGCGTTCGGCGACCGGTAAAGAGTGGACTGATGCGGTCTCCCTGATGTTTCGTGTGGCGCGGGCGCAATTGGAAGCAGAATCTGCTGCAGTTGAGATGCCAGCTGAACTACCCAAAACAGATCCCCAAATCGAGTTACCCCATCTGCAGACTATTCGGAGGAAGCCTCGTGGATAAGCTTGAGTTGAAAGGTATCGGCGCGGTGGTGGTGGCACACCCAGATGATGAGACCCTCTGGGCGGGGTCCTTACTCGCTGAGCACCCTGGTACCCTGGTGATATGTTGCTCGATCCCAAGACGGGATCCTGAACGGGTAGAATGTTTCTATGAAGCAATGGCTACCCTCAACTGTATTCCTATCTTGCTCGAAGTGGTCGAGCCTTTGCCGACTGAGCCCATGGTGACGCTTGCCGACTATCCACCCCTGGACAAGTTGCTAAACCTGACCTGGGTGGTTACCCACAATAAAGACGGCGAATACGGGCACCTGCACCATCAATCGATCAGCGAACATGTGTGCAGGACGGTATCTGTGCCCGTCTACACTTTCGGCCATGGAGATCCTGCCCCAGGGTATTACGTTCCCTATAACCCGTTAAAGTTGGCGGCACTAAAGAAGTACAACCATCAGTCTCCAGCCGATGGGGGCGCTGAAAAGTGGGAGGCGCTCATAACTCGCTACGGAGCCAACGTTATCAGCCAAGAGGAGACTTTTAACCATGTTCAGCCCTGACTACCAACAATTTGATTTCTATAACGGAGAACTGCGAGCTGGCCCTCGGATGACTCAAAAGCTGAGGGCTCTGGTAGAGTTGGGCTTTTTTTCTGAATCGTGCGGCGGGTTCAGCGATCAGAGAGTACTCGATGTTGGTTGCGACTTTGGTTTCTGGGGTTATTTGGCTACACAATACGAGGGCGCCTTGGCCTATCACGGGCTGGATCGGGGCCGGGTCCTGCGAGGCGAGAAAGACCTGATAGATCTTCCAGAGGTCAACCGCGCGATTGCGGCGGAGCATGATGGGCACGGCAAGCTGTCCTTCCAGCATGCGCTGCTCGGCGAGCAGTGGCCTAAGCTCCCATGGCGCCCCAGCGTGGCGCTCTGCATGAGCAGCTACCACCACATCTACGCGGCGTCCGGCGGAGACCACAAACCTTTTTGGCTCTGGCTCTGGAGTGTGCTGGAGGAGGGTGCCGTCGTGGTGTGGGAAGGACCCACCAGCACGGCGGACAAGGTGGCCTTCGATTCCATCCCAGAGGCGCTTCGGGCGGGGTATACCAAGGACCGCATAGCGGCAGCTTACAGCCCTTGGTTCGACCTGGTGAAATCGGTTCCCGCTCAGCACGAGCCAACGAGGGAGATGTGGCTGTTGCAGCGGCGAGAAGGTTCTATCACGCCGGTAGTCCCCTGGCGGGGCCGATCCACAAAAGGAGCCGGCGGCGCGGCACCAGCGTGGCGATATGATTATTACCGGCGAGTGCGTGAGGTAGCGCATATTTTAGGAGAGACGATGGTGCCGGGGAGCCTTAACCTGCTGCTCGATGTTTCGTTCAATTGGAATTCTCGTTATCTAAGCGGCCGTATTCTGGACGTCAAGGACCGTGCGCAAGGCTCGATAACAGGATGGGAGCTGATCCCTGCACGGTTTTACCCGGTCGAATTGTGCGATGAAGAGGTCCGCGCGGACGCCTGGGTGTTCCGTTTTGAAAAGGATGCTGGCCGCTACGAGGATAACTTCGTAGAGGTGATCGCTACCCAGCAATTGCGAGCGCTCTTCAAGGAGCGCTCTACGCTATATTTGGAACCACGCAGATGCTGACGTGAAGCGGCCATGGTGCTAAACTCCTACAATCTGGGAGGATGGCACCATGGCGCTTGCTACGTATTCGGACCTGAAAACTGCGGTCGCAGACCGGATAGACCGGAGCGACGTAGCCTCCTACACCCCTGACGCTATAACCATTGCCGAAGCCCGCATCAATCGGTGGCTGAGGCAATATGATTTGGTGGGCGCAACCGCGCTCAATTTAGTGTCTGGCACGTCAGGTTACAATCTGCCAGCTGATTTCCAGACTGTCAAATACGTCAAAGTTTCGGACGGCTCTCTCAGCTACCCCATAGACGCAGTGCCGGCTGCTTCGGGCCAGGAATTCAATGTTGCGGGATTCCCCCGGTACTGGGGCATCGATCAAGGGCAGTTGGTGGTCTACCCCACACCAGATGCTGCTTATACTGCTCAAATTACTTATTACGCCAAGCCGGATGTCCTCAGCGACAGCAACACAACCAACTGGATATTGACAAACGCACCAGACGTGCTCCTGTATGCCTCTCTTCGAGAGATCGCGGACCATATCCAGGACGCCGGGCGCGTGAAATGGTATGAAGGGCTCTACCAGGAAGCTAAAGAAAGCGTTATTCTGGCCAATGAGATGGCCAAATGGCCTACTGAAAGCTTGCGGATGAGGGTTCGCTGATGGGTCTCGAAGCAGCAACCTACATCGGCGGGCTGATTGATACGAATCCTGAGGGAACGGATCATCCTAGCTCCGGTGATGACCATATTCGGCTCCTGAAATCGGCCTTAAAAGCTACTTTTCCAGGTATTACCTCGGCATTGACTGCTACACATACGGAGCTGAATTACGTTCACGGAGTTACCGCTGCGATTCAAACGCAGTTTGACGCCAAATTGGCCACATCCACGTTTACTGCAACGAACATTCTTACAAAATTGCTTACGGTAGACGGTTCTGATTCTGGGCTCGACGCGGACTTGCTGGACGGCGTGCACGCCACTTATTTCTTATCAGCAGCAGGGTTCACGGCGGCAAATATTCTAACGAAATTGCTTACGGTTGACGGCTCTGGGTCCCTCCTGGATGCTGATAAGCTCGACGGACAACACGGATCGTACTATCTGCCTCTAACCACGTTTACTGCCTCCAACATCTTGACCAAGATCGAAACCGTGGACGGTGCTGATTCTGGGCTCGACGCGGACTTGCTGGACGGCGTGCACGCTTCTTATTTTGCGATTCAAGGATCCGTTGGGTACTCCGCAATTAACTGGGCGCTCGATACCACCGTATTCGATACCTCTACCATAACGTCCGGTGGGGTGAAAGTTGTACCTGCTGGGTTATTCGATCTATACAACGGTGATCTGAGCGACCTTGGCCATGCTCGCCCTTTCATTCTGCAGTTCTATTCTATAGGACTTGCTAGTTGGCTGCCGACAGCGGTCGATGCTGTGAGTTACATTCCCGCATGCGTCCTCAGTGACGGCACGAATGTACGGATATACAACGCACATACTTCTAGCACGCTTTTGGTCTACCGGAGACTGGCATAATGGGCCTTGAATCCGCCACCTATATTGATGACTTGGTGATCACAAATCCTACGAGCGGGGATGACCCGAGTGCAGGGGATGACCATTTGAGGCTTATCAAGTCTACTATCAAGAATACGTTTCCGAATATCTCAGCTCCTGTTACCCCGTCTCATACAGAACTAAACTATGTTGACGGCGTAACTTCCGCGATCCAGACCCAATTGAACGCCAAGCTGGCGGCTACTACGTTTACCGCAGCGAACCTTCTTACAAAATTGCTTACGGTAGATGGTGGAAGCTCTGGGCTCGACGCGCAATACTTGGACGGACAAGATTCTGGCTATTACCTCTATTGGGGCGATTTCACCGCGAATAACATTCTTACCAAGATCAAAACCGTGGACGGCTCAGGCTCAGGCCTTGACGCTGACCTGCTGGACGGTCACGACTCTAGTTATTTCGTTGTAGCGCCTGTTACTTCGTCCAAAGTTACGTGGGCACTCGATGGGGAGGGCCGAAGTGACGCCATTGCCTCGGGTAACGCCTGGACGGTCCCGGAGGGACTTTACTTAATAACCGCGACGCTTACCGATCCCAGCTATGAAGCAGCCAGTTGGTATCTTCAGTGGTACGGCGATATAGATACAATTTGGCGGCCAATAGGGCCTACAGCAATGCAGGGTTCTTTGCTGGTGATGTCTGATGGTTCGAACGTGCGCTGCGCAAATGCTGGGTCGGTGGGTTATTCTTGCTACTTCCGCTATAGGAAATTTTCATAATGTACGAAAATCTGCATGGTCGGATCATAGACAAGAGCAACCCCGAGTTCGCGGACGTTCCATACACCCTTGCAGGAGAGATTTTCCTAGGAGGCTCCAAGGCAACAGGTTGGAATACCAAGCCCGGACCGAACACGCCAAAGCTGCGGGTGCCCGTCCAGCAGAGCGATCTGGTCTATGCTGGCCACACCATCCCTGCGCGCGCAATCCCGTTGGTACAGCTTGTGCTGGCGCGAAACCGCGCGGGTATCATGGTACCGGTGGACCCCTGGTGCCCGGTGGGCACCGGTTTAGTGGCCTTCACCGCGCAGGACTTGCGGTTGATCGAGGACCTTATCTTGGCGCGAGAGATGGCTGTGTGGGCGCCTAAATGAAAATCTCCATCCGAGGGGCCGGGAAGTATGGAGTGCTGTCCGACCCCACACCAGAACAAATACCCCTGGAAGCCTGGAGCGCTCTTCAGAACGTGCGCATTCGCAACGGTAGGGCTGGCACGGTAGAGGGGTATACCGCGTTCACGACTCCGACAGTGGCACCCTATTATCTGTTGCCGTACCCTCAGACAGCAGACTTCTATTGGTTTTATGCGGGACTGGCCAAGATTTATCAATTCAATGGCTCTACCCATACTGACGTTACACGCCAGACTGGCGGCATGGATGTGGATTACACGGGCAGCGCTGAAGATCGTTGGTCAGGTACGATCTTCGGTGGTATCCCGATTCTTAATAACGGGGTAGATAACCCTCAGTATTTTGACGACAACGCAACCAAATTTAAGGACCTCCTTTGGGACGGCACCGACACTTGGGCTACGGCGGGCGTGACCACCAAGGTGATGGCCCCATTCGGGTTCTTCCTTATTGGTCTCTACGTCACGGAAGCCGGAACACCTAACCCTCATAAGCTAATTTGGAGTAACCCGGCAGAGCCAGAGGCGATCCCTGATAGCTGGGATTATACGTCAGCTACCAATACCGCAGGATTTGTCAACCTGGCCGAAACACCCGGGTACCTGGTGGACGGTCTTACTTTGCGGAATGTGTTTGTGATCTACAAGGAAGACTCTGCATATGGCATGCAGTATATAGCAGGAAATGACGTGTTCAGCTTCTATCGGCTCGGCGATATGCCGGGCATGTTGGCCCAGGGGTGCGCTGTACAGATCCTGAACACCCATGTGGTACTCGCGAGAAACGATTTGTACCGGCATGACGGAAACAGCTGGAACTCTATCGTATCCCAGAGGGTAAAGAATGCGTTGTTCAACGACATAGATCCCAACTACTACTACACTTGTTACCTTGCGAAGAATGATACCGCCAAAGAGGTGTGGGTGTGCTACCCCACTCTGGGGAGCACTCTGCCGGATAAAGCTCTGGTGTGGAACTATGAAGAGAATACTTTTTCTTTTCGAGCATTGCCGGCAGGTACTGCGCACATTGCACGCGGGGTACTCATATCGTCCGCTGTAACATGGGACACCTTGCCCTACGCCTCCTGGGAGGAGTGGACTGGTACCTGGGGTGGGCGCACCTACTCAGGCGCGGAAAACACCCTGGTAGGCGCCAGCGATGTCCTATATTCTTTCGGAAGCGGAAACCAAGCCGCAGGAACCGCTCTCGAAGTGTACCTGGAACGTACCGGGCTCAGATTGGGCGAGCCAGGAAACGTCAACACCCTTTTGCGGCTGTACCCCCAGATGAGCGGGGGCGGCCCGGTAGACTTCTACGTAGGAAGCCAACAGGTTGCCGAGGGGGCGGTCGCATGGCAAGGCCCCTATTCCTTCACCCCTGGCACTGATCGAAAACTCGACTGCCGCGTGACTGGCGAGTATCACGCGATCCGGCTCTACTCTATGGCAGATGTCTCCTGGGAGCTGTCGGGAATCGATCTAGACTTTAACCCGTCAGGTAAACGATGAACTGGAACCCTAATCCCCCGCCCGTAGGCGGGATCACTGTTGCATCTCTCGCTGAGTGGCTGTATCGGACCCTGCGCGATCTGGCTGGAGTGCTGCAATCTGTTCACCATTACGAGGTTCTGCATACCGCGCCAGACAAACCAAAAATAGGCGATGTCTATTATGCGGACGGGTCGGATTGGAACCCAGGGAGCGGCGAAGGCCTCTATGTCTACACCGCCGCTGGCTACGTCAGTGGCTCGACCGCCACGTTCGATGTGAATGCCTTTTCTCCTCTCTTTTTCGTAGATGTTCCGAATCAGCGGGTAGGCATCCTCACAGCCACGCCCTCTGAAGATTTTGAGGTAGCCGGGAACATCAATCTTACTGGGGTACTCACGGTCAACAGCGCTGCTGGCATTGCGGGTCAGATTCTTACTTCTGGGGGCGCAGGTGTGGCGCCTACTTGGACCGACTCCGCAGGAACAGATAACCTTGGCAACCACATCGCCACACAGAATATAGTTCTGGGATCGTACTACCTGTCAGGGGATGGCGACGATGAGGGCATCCTGGTAAACAGTGCCGGCGGCGTGGTTCTTTCGTCGAATTTAGACGTAAATGGGTACCTCAGCTTCACCGGCGAACTTACACCCGATGCCTCCCCAGGTACTGCTGGTCAAATACTGACTTCTGGCGGGGGCGGCGTATCGCCCACCTGGGAAAGTCTTACAGAAACCGATCCGGTATTTACCGCAAGCCAAGCAGCAAATGTCACCACCCAAATGATAACGGATTTGGGGAATCTGTCTGGAACCAACACTGGGGACCAAGACCTATCTTCTTATCAGCTCAAACCAGCTGAGGGTGCGTTTGCCAACGGTGACAAAACAAAACTTGACGGGATCGAGGCTGGCGCGGACGTAACCGATACTACGAATGTGACAACTGCCGGCGCAGTGATGGACAGTGAGGTGGCCAATCTCGCACAAGTGAAAGCCTTCGATTCCTCGGATTATGCTACCGCAGCGCAGGGAGCCTTGGCGGATAGCGCTATTCAGACGGAAACCGACCCAGTTGTCGGTGCCGTAAATGGCATTGTGAAGGCAAACGGCGCAGGCGCCATAAGCGCAGCATCAGCTGGGACGGACTATCTCGCTCCGACTGGTGACGGCAGCGGCCTCAGCGGTGTGGTAACTACAGAAACTGATCCGGTATTTACCGCGAGCCAGGCGGCAAATATAACCGCTCAAATGATAACGGATTTAGGAAATCTATCCGGCACAAACACAGGAGACCAAGATCTATCGTCCTACCAGTTGAAGCCCTCTGAGGGTGCGTTTGTCGATGGGGACAAAACGAAGTTGGACGGAATCGAGACCGGAGCAACAGCGGACCAATCGGACGCTGAAATCGAGACAGCTATCAACAATCAACTTACGGGAACGGTTGTAGGGACGAGCGATACCCAAACCCTCACTGGTAAGACGATCGACGGCGACAACAACACGCTGTCGAACCTTGATATTGGAAACGAAGTTGACTGGGCGGTAATAACCGATGTATCGGACGCTTCGGCATTTGCATCAGGCGATAAAGTCCTTATATTCGAAGCCGGTGTCGGGCTACGAAAGATAGATTACGATGATCTTCCTGCTGGCGGAGGGGGCGGCGGTCTTTCCGATGTCGTGGACGACACCACTCCCCAGCTGGGAGGTAATTTAGACCTAAACGGGCATAAACTCGTTTACACGAGTACCCAGCTACTTTATTACCCACCGACCTTTATCGGCTCACTGTTTGTCGGCACTGGCGGAGGGAGCTTGTCTCACACGGGCGGTTCTTATGGCTACTACAATACCGGGATTGGGATTGACGCCCTCAAAAGCAACACCACCGGCTACTACAACACCGCCATTGGTTATCAAGCCCTCAAAAACAACACCACCGGTTTTCTTAACCTTGCCAATGGAGCGAGCGCGCTCTCAAAAAATATCTCCGGCAACTACAACATCGCGAATGGATATGGTGTCCTCTCAAACAACACCACCGGCGATGGCAACATCGCGAATGGCGTGCTTACCCTCGGTTACAACACCACCGGTTCCTTCAATCTGGGAGCCGGCTACTCAGCAGGACGCTACACATCCGACGGCTCTGCGAACGCGACCGGTTCTTATAACTTCTTCCTTGGAGCCTACACAAGAGCCCTTGCCGACGGCGACACAAACGAACTAGTCCTCGGCTACAACGCTATCGGCGCGGGGAGCAATAGTGTCACTTTGGGAAATACGAGTGTCACGAAAACAGTAATCAGGGGCGCCATAATAGGAACTGAAAGGAGCTCTGATCCGGCCGACCCAGCAGAAGGAACGTATGCACTCTGGCAGTCAAACGGAACTGGCTCGGGAGATGATGGCGATATACTAATAAAGATAACCGCAGGTGGCACGACGAAAACGGCTACCCTGGTCGACTTCTCGACTTTATAGGAAACTCGAATGGCAGACATCGTAAGAACCTACACTATACCATCGGCCCTCGTCGCCGAGCTGGTGACCGTATTTGGGCAAAACTACGAAGCGGAAATAGACGGTCAACCGAATCCACAAACCAAAGCGCAATTCGCTTCTGATGTATTTGACGCTGAGTTAAAATCCTATGTACGCCATCGGGTAGTGGACTACCGGAGGAGCCAGGCGGAGTCCCAAGTAGATCAAGATTTCGATATAGTCGCGAGCTGAGCAATGCTGGATATCCGCGCAATCCCTGCGCAGGAAGTGCCCCAGCACTGGGAGGAGCTATGTCCCTTCATAGAAATGGCGCTGGCCGAAAGCCTGGGCGAGCTGATCGCAGATGATGTGCTCTCCCGCGCGAAGGCGGGCTTGTTGCATTTGGTTCGGATCGCGGTCGATGGGCGCGCCATCGCCTGTCTTGCCGTGGAATTCGCCGAGTACCCAAGAAAGCGCGCGTTGCGCGTGACCCTAGCTGGCGGCTCTCAGCTTGAGATTTGGTTCGACGCGGCGGAAAAATATCTGATACAGGGCGCGCATAAAATGGGATGTCAGCTCCTGGAGATGCACGGTCGGCCCGGTTGGTGGAAGCTGTTAGGACGCAAGAAAGGTGTGGTAAGATCAATCATTATGCTTCGCGAAGTACCAGAGGAGACGGCACCATGAGCGGCGGCGGCGGGTCTAACAGTACAAATACCATCCAGAATCCTAACCCCTGGGAAGGCGTCCAGCCGTACCTGAGACAACTGTATGCCCAGGCGGGCGGGATGATGGGGCAGCCCAACGAGTTCTACCCTGGGCAGACGTACACCCCCCAGACTGCGCTGGAACAGCAGGGACAACAACAGCAACTCGACTACGCGCAGAATGCCCTGCCGGGTCTTACGAACCAGGTACAGAATAGCTGGCAGAATTCGCTTAACAGTCCAGACGTAGCCAACAATCCATACGTGCAGCAGATGATGGCCTCGAACGCGGACCAGGTTAATCAAAATCTGTCTATGAATATACTGCCCCAGATTCAGAGTAATTCTTTGATGCATGGTTCCCTGGGTAGCTCACGCCAGGGCATTGCCCAAGGGGTGGCTGCTGGGCTGGCATCGCAGGGACTCGCCAATGCCAATGCGCAGACCCAGATGCAGGCCTACCAGACGGGCATGGATGCACAGAAGTATGCTCTGGGATTCGCCCCCCAGCTCGCACAGCTCGGCCTACAACCGGGGCAGATCATGCAGGGGATTGGGCAGCAGCAGCGGGTGGAGAATGACCTCCCCAGACAAGAGGATATCCAGAGGTATTATTACGACCAAGGATCGCCCATGCAGAACCTGCAGAATATTTCGGCGATCCTCAGCGGTACCCCGTGGGGCAGCTCTAGCTCCACAACTGGCCCTAACCCTTACGGAACCAGTGGGCTCCAGACCGCCTTTGGCCTCGGTTCCCTGGGCTTGGGCGCATACAATTCGGGTCTGCTTGGCGGCGCGGCCGGTGGTGCGGCACTGGCTGCTAGTTCTATGCCGTGGTTGGCTGGTGCGGGTGGTACCGCAGCTACTGGGGCAGAGATATTCTCTCCTCTCCTCTATGGCGCGCTGATGCTGTAAGGTGATGCTATGAGCCTTCTCGATATGTTCACGCCCTCAACTGGCCTGCTGGCGAACCAGCAGCAGGACCCTATGCAGTCCGGGCTGATGCGGTACCTGCAGAACCCTATCACTCAAATCGGGCTGTCCCTTCTGTCACCCCAGGGTCCTACGTATGGACGTCCACAGATCGGGCAAGCGGTTCAGCAAGGGCTCGGAAACTACCAGAAGATGCTCCTCCTGGCCGCTGCTGCAAAGAAGGCAAAGGAGGAGGAAGACCAGCGCAAACAACAAATACAGTGGATGCAGCAGAACGCCCCCGGTATGATCGGGGCGCCTGGCGCGGTGCAAACCCAGTGGGCGGCGGGCACCTATGGCCCAGAAGCCGCGAAGCTGCAGGCCCAGCAGCAAGCTCAGGCTGCGCAAGAAGCTTGGATGCAGCAACACAACATGGGCCATCTGGTGGGTGCACCTCCTGAACTGCTCAAGCGTCGCATCGACGCTCAGAACCCGATGCCGACCAGCGAAATGCTGAACTATGGTACCGCCCAGGTAGATCCCGGCTTTGCCGCGTACCAGCAGGGGATACGCCGCGCTGGCGCTACCCAGGTGAACGTAGGCGACACTACGGGGCGAAGCTTCGGCAATGCCTTCGGTGGCTCCCTGGGCAAACAGATCGTGGACCGGCGGGCGGAGATGCAAGGCAATGCGGGCATCATCGACAGCATCAACGAATCCCGTAAGCTGCTGCACTCGGACATGTACACCGGCACCGGCGCGGACTGGCAGGCTTCGTATGGAGCCGCGCTGCAAAAGCTTGGTTTCAATTTCGACAATGATGCCGTGGCCAACACCCAGGCCTTCGCGGCAACTATGGGTCAGCGGGTATTGGCGAACGCCAAGCTGTTGAGGCCTATGACTGATGCCGATGTCGCGTTCTTGAAGAAGATCGAAGCTGGCGATGTCACGCTTACTAAGGACGCGCTTAACAAGGAATTAGATATCGTGGACCGCGCCATGCGGAAATCCGTGGAGGGGTACAACAAGGACGCATCGGCCATCATGAGCAGCAAGTATGGTGATCAGATTCCGCTTGATTTGCGGATCGATGTACCGCCCCCCTGGCAACCGTCTGCCCAGCAGCAGGACGGGAAAGGCAATGTTCGAGACATGACCAATGAGCAGCAGGGGGCCTCCTTCGATGCTCAGATCCAAGGGGTACCGACCGCTCAGGCAAACGCTCAGGCGATGACTGGGCAAACTCCAGTGCAGGCAAAGCCATCCGCGCCAGTGAGCAGAGACCAGGCGGTGCAAGAAGTTAAGACGTACTATCAGGCGCTGCTACAGAAGGGTGTACCGGAGGGGCAGGCGTTGGAAATGGCGAAAGCGGCGGCAGCACGACGCGGGTATCAGTGATGGCTAAATCTGCTATTGATGCTTTCCTCGACAGCATGAAACCGATCGCGCCTGCGAGAGTCGCGCCTGTACAGCCAGCTGGCCAGATGGCGGCCCCTGAGTCGATCGATGCTTTCCTCGCCAACATGAAGTCGATCGCGTCGCCCCAGCCCTCCCCCTCTCAGTCAGCCAGTCAGATGGATGTGCTCAAGGCGAACATGCCCTCGGCATGGCGCAACCTGAACCCGGTAAGCGGGCCTGCTTCGAAATTCAGCGGTTTGGAAATGCTGAAGAACGCCCCAGGCGATATGTGGAACGTACTAGGTGGGATCGGCGGAAGTTTGCTGCACCCCGTGCAGACAGCAGAGAACCTGGGCTCTTTGGCACTCGGCCTCGGCACGCAGGCTGGGCAGGCGGCACTCCCCCAGGGTGCGCAGAATGCCATCGCTGGGCAGGCCCCAACATGGCTGCGCAATGCCGCGAACCAGGGCGTGCAGACTGCGCAGAATTTCGAGGGGAACTTGGGGACTGACTACGGCTCGATCCCGGCAATTCAGCAGACCTTGCAGAATCAGCCAGCGAAGGCGCTCATGGATGCCTCGTTTCTGCTTGGGGGCGCTGGTGGAGCGCTCAGGGCTGTTCCTGGAGCCTCGGCGGCGGGTATGGCGGGAAAGATGTCTGCTGCAGCCAATGCAGCTAACCCCCTCCTCCTGGGGGCGCGAGCAGCGGCAGCTCCAGTACGCTTGGCTGCTCGGCAGGTGGCCAAGTACTTGCCAGAGGATCTGCCCAACACGCTATACCAGCAGGTTTCCAAATTCTCCACGGTTGCCGACAAGAATCTGGGGCCAGGGTTCCGCGAGAGGATCACAGATACTGCTTTACAAAACCGCTTGACCCCGACCAAGGGGAGCGTGGTCAAGATGTACGACTATTTCAACGCGATCGGCGACAAGATGAACGCTGTCGCAGATGCCGCGAAGGGGAAAAGGGTACTGGTGTCTGATCTCTTCGACCAGGTGGGTGCCGCCGCAAACAAGCTCCGCTCAGGGTTCCAGGGTGATCGGGATGCACAGATCGTGCAGGATGTCGCCAATGCGGAACGGCTCCGGTTTCTTCGTGCAGGGATCAACGACATGACCCCTGGAGAAGTTAAGAAGTACAAGACTAGCTTGCAGGATAAGATCAAATTTTCTATGACTCAGAAGAGTGCGGGCTACGCCAAGAATGAGGCCATGCAAGCACTACGCAGGGGCGCCAAGGCGGCGGAAGAGAAGGCCATGCCAAACATGATACCTCTCAACCAGCAATGGCGGGCGCTCAGCGAGCTGGAGCCGTTCCTGCTCCAGGCGGCCGGCCGGGTTAAGAACAGAGATCTTGTGGGCTTCGCCCCCCTGGTACTGGGCGCTGGCGGCTTGGGTGCAGGAGGACCTACTGCGGCAATGCAAGCTGCGGCGAGCAGCTACCTGCTGCACCCTAACGTCTTCGGAAAGCTCCCTATATGGATGTACCACGCGCAGCGGAACCCACTGCTGCAAGGATTGTTCCCTCAGGCGGGGCCGATGGGTAACACCCTTCGCACGCTAGGTACTGGTCTATACCAAGGTGGCCCTGGAGGCCTATTGCAGTGAAGAAACCAAAGCTGGGTTCGGGCAGAAGATTCGCCAAGCTGAAAAATCAGCTGGCAGCAAAAGGGGCGCATGATCCTGCGGCACTGGCCGCGTGGATCGGCAGGAAGAAGTTGGGCAGCAAGAAGATGGCGTCTCTGTCTGCTGCTGGCAGGAAGCGATAAGTTCCACTCAACAACTGTTAAAGGTGCATTATGCGAAAACTGTTTCTGTCCATCGTGGCCGCTGCGCTGGTTATCCTGTCAAGTCCGGTCCTTGCTTATACCACGATCAGCGAGTCCTTTGAGTCGTCTTTCCCGGGTAGCTATTTCTTCCAATCGAAGATAAATCCGGGTTGTAGTACGACCTTCAATCAGTGGTCTCGCCTGGAATATGAGGACGGCTTGCCCAGTGGTGGTACCTATTACGCGCAGCATTACGGCGGTACCTATGACTATCCAGGGCTGAACGACAACATCGACATGATCCTGTCTAACGGGACGCAGGATAATGCCAACGGTTACTTCCAATATGATTTTTATGTATCGCCGACGATCACTGGCGGGGGTACTCATGCTATCGGGATGATCAGCATGAAAGAGGTGAGCGACACCTGCTCTGGTGCTGCGCACGTTCACGATGGCAATCACATGAAATTTTACGCGGTTATCGCCGGTAATTTCGGCGACGCGGACAAAGGCTTCAACGACAAAATGGGCTTCGTGGTCGAACGGTCTCTGTCCGATGGCACCAACCGATGCGTAGACCTGTACCCGGACACCTTCATTGAGTACAAGGACGGTAGCGGGCATTTTCCTTCTGGTTGGTACCAAGTGCGGATTACCAGGCACACTACGTTTTTTAGTAAGTATTACACTTACGTGGCGAAGCGCTGGACTGGAAGCTGGACCACAATTGGCAGCAAGACAATCGATGAATCTGCGTTATCTGCTACCGGCAATTGCAACGGCACTGATCAGCCGAGTATGAGTACCAGCCTAATCGGTAACGGTCGCATAGGTTTCGCCTCTTACTGGACCGCCTCGACTTACGTCCTGTTGGATGCCATCGTGCAGAACTGGGCGCACTGATCGCACACCTGTAGGTGAACGAAAGGGGGGCTTCGGCCCCCTTTTTTATGGTAGTATAAAACCGCTAACCCAAACTGGAGATGCACTTATGCCTGACGCCCTCTATGACTCCGTGCTGTACTGGCTGCACGCGGCCTCCTTGATTTGCTTGGCGGCCACTGTGTTTACCGCGCTGACACCCAGCACGCACGACGATGCCGTGGTCAACACCATTCTCAAAATAATCAATATGCTGGCTGGGAATGTGCTGAGAAACCGCAACGCCGACGAGGAACTGCCGAAATGAAAAAAGCTTCTATTCGCATGAAGTGGACCGACGATACCTCAGTCGTCGCTTACACGCTTTGGGGCGAGGCCAGGGGGGAAGGGAAAGACGGAATGTGGGCGGTTGGCTGTGTGATTCACAACCGAGCGATGGCGGCACGAGAGGCCAAAAAACACCATCCAGTAGGCTGGAGGCACCCTCTCTACGGAGATGGCACCCTCCGTGACGCTTGCTTAATGCCAAAACAATTCTCGTTTTGGAACGATGGCGGCCCAAAAACCTTGCCGATAATCGGCCCAACAGGGGATTCAAGCAACCGTGCATTAGCCCTGGCGTTCAACCTGGCCCAGCTCCTACTGGCCCACACTGGTGAAGACACTACGTGTGGCGCCACTCACTACCTTACCGTTGCCCGGTATGAAGAGGTTCCCGCTGACCACTGGGCGCACAAGATGCACATCACTCTCAAATTGGGAAACCACCTATTCTTGAAGGAAGGGTGTGACCGTGTGGCATTAGCTCAGCCTGTCGAAGACGAAGCTAAATGGTTGATGGAGAATTGATGATGCGGCCCAATACGGCTATACAGATCAATAAGACCCTTCTGATCCTGAAAGAGCAGATCAAGGAGCTGATAGAGCTGGCACCCAGTAAGCGGACTCAGCGCCAACCGGCGGCAGACCCGTTCGAGACGATCAGAAATTGCATTCTTGCTTATTCGCCACACGAAGAAAGTAGGCTGACGCTGAACTGGGCTTTCCTGGCCGAGCAAGTAGCGCGTGAAGTCTGCCAGCGGCTCTACCCACAGGAGTTTAGCAATGAAAAAGTTAGTTCTTCTCTGTATGCTCGCCCTAGTAGGGTGCGCCGATATACCCCGCCTCTCTCCCGAGCAGAGGCTGCTGCTTTCGTGCCAGGGTATCGCGACGACGATTGCGACCTTGGCGATCCTGAAGACACAGAACAAGCTGACCGATGCCACTGTGGATACGGTCAATGCCCTGAGGCCTACGATTGAAGTGGCCTGCGCTGGCAATTGGACCAACCAAGAGCAGGCCGCAACGCTGGCCGAAGCCCTCCTGGAGAAACTGAAGGCTGCACAGGAGCCCGTCCAATGACAGTAAAATACGTACTAGCAGGTGGTAATAACATCGCAAAGGGACTGCGTGCCCTCCCCAATGCCAAAATCCCAGACGATACCGCTATTGGCGCGCATGCTCTCCCCAATACCGATGTGGCCACGATAAATGCCCTGAGGCCTACGACTGAAGGCTGCGCAGGAGATCACACAATGACAGTAAAACAAGTACTGGAAGACCCCAAAGTTAAAGAAGCCGCCATCGCCCTGGCTGAAGCTTTGGGCCAGGATATCGTGTTGGCTACGGCAGGCGCTGCTGGGCTTCCCCCGGCGACGGCGGTACTGGTGGCGGACTTCGCCAGGGTGGCACTGACCGCTGCAACAGCGATGCGGCAGATCGCCACGGGGGACCTCACCGAAACCCAGGCGAAAGCTGCCTGGACCAGGCTGCACCAAGACATGACCGCCGCGTGGACAGCTTGGTACACGGTAAAGGACAAAGAGCCGAAAAACGCTTGACGTTTTTGTTAGCGTAGGCCATCCTTTGTGCACGGGGTATCCCGCCCCGTGTTTCATCACGAGGAAAAAGATATGACACTTGAAGATCGGCTTGCTGCTTTGACGGCGGCCATCCTCGATCTGACTGCTGCACTCAGAGCAGAGAAAGCAGAGTCCGCCCAGCAGAAGCCACCTGTGGCGCCCATAGAGACGGCGCCTACTCCTGAGCCTACCCCAGCGCCTAAGCCGCCCACAGCGGCAAATACGGGCACCCACAAGGCAGATGCACAGGCGGCACTGGTTGCGTATGGAAACGCAGCTGGTGTGGACCAGGTAATGGCCATACTGCGCGAAGTAGGGGGCGCGTCAGCAAATAAGCTGAGTGCGCTTGACCCCTCGCTGTACCCCGCAGTAGTACAAAAAGCCCGCGCGGCTTTGGTAGCCTGGAAGAAGAGGAGCTAAGACAATGAATGAAAACGCTCACCATCCCCTGGGCGCGTCTCAAGCCCACCGGTACTTTCGCTGCCCAGGTTCCGTTCGTCTCTGTGCGGCATTGGAAGCCAAGGGCTTCTCGAAGAAAGAGAGTGCATATGCAGCGGAAGGCACGGCAGCACACGCAGCCGCCGCAAAGCTCTTGAGGAAGGATCCCTCGCGCCGCGCTCGAATCTTCGAGAAGGACATGAACCGGGATCTGCGCAAGGCGATAACCAACTACACAGAATGCGTGCGTGACTCAAAGCTGGTCCGGAAGATGCTGAGCCTTTCGCCAGAGGCCGTGATTGAGCTGATTCACGAGGAAATAGAGGCTAGGGTGACCTTGCCGATCCCCTCGGATAGCCCTCCTGTGACATCCACGGCCGATCATATTGGCCTCTGGCATGTTGGGCACCGAGGGGGAGACTCAGCATATATTCTGGTAGTCACCGATGCCAAGTTCGGTGCCGGCGTCCCTGTGGACGCTGAAAGAAACGAGCAGATCCGGCTGTACTTGCTGGGCGCTGCCGAGAAGCTGAAAATCTTCTATGATATAGATTACTATATCGGCGTCATCCATCAGCCCCGGCTGAATTCTCGGAGCTGGGAATTACTTACCGCAGCAGAGCTGGGCGAGTTTGCCGCCGAAGCCAAGGGACGCGCAGAAGCAACGATGGCAAAAGACGCGCCACTTGTGCCAGGGGATCACTGTCGCTGGTGCCTCGCAAATGAAGCGAGCCGTTGCCCAGCTTTGCAAGAGAAAGACCAGCAAGCGATCACTAAAGCATGGGACACCCTGGAGTCTGAAGAGCAATCCGGCTCAGCTCCCTCGGTCCGCTTCTACGATGTGGAGGCCCTAGAGAGGCTTTCAGACAGCGAGCTGGGCACGTACCTATCGGCTCTGGAAGCATTGGTGGACTGTCGCGAGCTGGTCTTCGAAGAAGCCAAGAAGAGAATGCTCGCTGGGGCTACCATTCCAGCTTGGGGCCTTTTCGAGACGGTGACGCACTGGAAGTGGTCGGATGAGAAAGCCGTAGTCGAACTACTGGAGGGGGTGATCCCGGAGCATAAATTATGGACCCGGCAGATCGTCACGCCAGCGAAGGCCATGCAGTTGGCTCCAGCTCATGCTGCCGCGTTGTCTGCACTGCGCACTCGGGAACCAGGAAAGCCGGTAGTTGCCGCAGCAACGGATCGCAGGAAGAAGTGGCAACTGGGCACGCAGAAAGAGGAGGACCTCATAACAGCTATATACGAATAACCAACACCAGCTCTGTAACATCAAACCCCAAAAGGTAATTATATGTCCAGACGTTTAGTTATACCTACAGTTCGCTTGGCTTTCACCGACACCTTGTGGAAGAAAGGGCAGTACCAAGGGAAGGAAACAAGCTACGGGTGTGTTCTGCTCTTTCCGCCGGACCACCCCAGCTTGGGCGAGATCCGCCACACTCTACAGAAGGTCAAGGAGGATGAATGGGGTGACAAGCCGGTGCGCCTGGTACGGGATAACCCTATTAGGAATGCGGAAGAGTCTGCGGCTGACGGCTTCGAGCCAGGATGGTTTTTCATCAGAGCCAACAACCACAAGCGTCCGTCCGTGCATTATGGGCATGAACTCCTGGAGACAGAAGAGAGTGCGGAAGGGCTCATCTACTCAGGCGTATGGGCGCACGCTATCATCGAAATCTACGCCCAAAACCCCAAAGGGGAGAAGGTAAGTTTTGGCAAGGCCATCAATGTGGCTTTAGCCGGAGTTAAATTCGCCAAACATGATGAGCCGCTCAGTGGCACCAAACGGGCAGCCGCTGACGAGTACGAAGGCTTGTCGTCGGAAGATGACGACGAATTTGACAGAGCTCCGCAAGAGCAGGCCGAGAACCCCTGGGACTGACACAACTATGCCGCAGGGATGCGGCTTTTTACGGCGAGGGTGTAGGAATGAAAAACATAGCTATTGATGTAGAGACCTACCAAGCAGACCCCAATAAGAAACTAAAGGCTGTGGGTAGCTACCGGTACCTAGAAGGTGCAGAGATAATGCTGCTGGGCTGGGCGGGCGAAACTGGCCCAGTGGTCCAGCGCGACCTCACAGCAGGCGATTCGCTAGACCAATTCCTGGCCCTAATAGAAGATACAGATGTCGTATTTTGGGCACACAACGCCATGTTCGATCGGGTGGCCATCAATCATCTCCTGGACCGGCGCGGTTATCCCCCTCTCCCTATCGAGCGCTGGCGCTGCAGCATGGTGCAGGCCTACACGTGTGGCCTGGCAGGGTCACTGGAGGAGATAGGCCGGATCCTCGATATCCCCCTGGATTTGAGGAAGAAAGACGGAAATAAGCTCAAGAATCTGTTTTGCTCTCCGACACCCAAAGGTGTGC